ATCTGAGCAGTTCCAGGCCGCTGAACGGTTGTTGGATACGGTCGCCGCTCAGGCTCTCACCGGAGCCACACTGGATGGAAGCGAGGTTTGAATGCCTTGGCACATTGAAGACAACCACGAATCGTGTTCCGGGTTTGCGGTAGTGAAAGACGACGACGGTTCGGTAGCCGGATGTCACGACAGGCGCGAAGAGGCTGAAGCTCAATTGGCAGCCCTATATGCCAGCGAGAACAGGTCGGTGGCTCTTGCCCCATCTGCTCAAGAGATATTCACCCGCAATGACGCGGTATTGGCCGATGTCAACGTGAAATTGCGCCAAATCGACCTGTTAGCGGTGCCATGGGACCAAGAAGCCGAGGTCCCCTGGCGGGGAGAGGTGTGGCGGGAAGTGTTCCGCCGCGGCGCTTTCAACGGATTGGAAAACCATGTCGGCCGGGTGCGGGTCAACCGAGAGCATGTGGAAGGTGACACGGTGGGAAAACTGATCCATGCCGATCCCTACGCTGAGGCTGGCTTGATAACACGGGCGCAGATCGCACGTACCCTGCGCGGGGACGACACCCTCGCGTTGGCTGAGGATGACATGATTTCGGCGTCGGTCGGATATCGGCTCAAGAGTCTGGATGACATCCGGTTGACGAGAAGGACTCGACTGCGGGAAGTGCTTAGAGCTTTCATGGCCCACCTGTCGATGGTGGAATCCCCAGCGTATGTAGGAGCCCAGGTGTTGGCTGTTCGAGAGGAACAGCTCGGGCTCGTAGAGGAGGAGTCTTCTCTACAAGCACATGTATTGGATGAGGCATGGTCTGACCCCGCCTATCTGGCGGCGTTGGATCGTCTCAACAGCAAACACGACTGACCGTCCAGAGCGTGGGCGGAGGTTGGTTGTCGAAGCGGACAGCCAGAAAGTCCCGATTATCTAAGAAGGAGTTTCGACATGTCCGCTTTGGACACTGTGATCCGAAAGCTTGAAAACGAGCTCGAGGACAAGAAGGCCGCCTACGAGGCGATCCTCTCTCATATTGACACGGAGAGCCGGGAGCCCAACGAGTCGGAGAATGCGACGCTGGGTGAGATCACGACCCGGATGGAGGCGATCAACGACCGGCTCACCAGCTACGACAAGACCGAACAGGTACTCACCCAGTTCGACACTCGAGCCAAAGAGCTCGACCAGGCGATCGCTACCCGCCGTCATGAGCCGGGAGGGGTCAAGTACGGGTCTGCCGGCGAGTACATGGTCGATGTCATCGCCGCGATGAAAGGGAGTCGGGATTCACTGCAAAGACTTGAAGTGTTCACCCGAGCTGCCGCTCATCAGAAGACTGCCGACAACCTCGGAGTGGTTCCTGATCCGATCATCGGTCCTGTGGTCAACTTCACCGATTCGGCTAGACCTCTGGTCAATCTGGTTGGTCCCCGCCCATTGACGAACGCCACCTGGCATCGTCCTCGGGTCACCCAACGCACCGCTGTTGGTGTCCAAGGGGCGGCTGGGGCGGCTGGTGATGAGAAGGCAGAGCTCAGCTCACAGAAGATGACCATCACCCGGTTGACTGCCAATGCGGTCACCTACGGTGGGTATGTCAACGTGTCCCGTCAGGACATCGACTTCTCCTCACCGCAGATCATGGACATCATCGCTGAGGATCTGGCGGCCGTGTACGCCGAGGAGACCGAACAGGCGTTTGGCACCGAACTGGACGCGTCCTCCGCCACCGCGGTCGGATACGGAGCGTCGCCCACCGCGGCGACGATCCGCACCGCCCTGTGGTCGGCAGCCGAGGACGTGTACACGGCGATCAAAGGCCGTGGCCGTGTGGTCTTGGCGTTGGCGCCGGACCGGCTGCCCGTGTTCGGCCCTCTGTTCGCTCCGATCACCGGGATAACCGAGGACGGCGAAGGGTTGTCGGCGGGGAACTTCTCATCCGGTCTCATCGGATCGATCCAAGGTATCCCCACCTTCATGTCAGCCGGGCTTGGCAGCACCAAAGCCTTCCTGTTCTCCACCGCAGCGATCGAGGCTTACGAGCAGCGTGTCGGTTTGCTGTCCGTCACCGAGCCGTCTGTGCTTGGTGTCCAGGTGGCCTACGCCGGCTACTTCACCCCACTGACCATCGAGGACGGCGGGATCATCGAGCTGACCGCAGCCTGATCGACAACAACTTGAAGGGGGGCTCTTCGGGGCCCTCCTTCGGTTAGGAGACACACATGGCAACCACACTCAGACTGAGAGATCATCTGGGTCGAGACCTGTTGAACGCAACCCCCGGTACCACCGACCCGGCGCTCGACTTCATCGGACGTGAAGTTCTGGCCAGCAACCTTGACTTCATGGGTCGGGGTCTGATCGCGACCCTCCGGGCCAACACCACTGCCTACGCGCTCGGTGATTATGTCGAGTTCGCCAGCGGCAAGCTCTACAAGGTGACGGGAGCGGGCACGTCTGCAGCGTCGGCGCCAGCTGAAACCGGTGTCGACTACGGCGAGCCGTTGACGGATGGCACCGTAACCCTGGAACGGGTCTTCTGATGGCTGGCATCAAAGCCCACCTGGAAGCCAATCTGGTTCAAGCCGAAGCACTCGGCCAGGCCGAACGGGCGAAGAAGCTGAAGGCTCGGCTTGATGAGCTGGAAGGTGACGAGTCCAAACCTCTCGACAAGCTGAACAAGGCCGAGCTGCTCGAGGCCGCGGAGGCGGCGGGGGTGGAGGCCGACGAGTCGATGACCAAGAAGCAGATCGTTGCCGCATTGGAGGCTGACTGATGGCACGTAAGGGCCCAGCCCTGCTCCGCCACAAAGGGACAGCCAAAGTCGAGAAGATCCGCGGGGAAGGCAAAGACCGCGGGTTTGCCATCTCCTACGAGGACGGTCGTAAAGAGGTCATCGTCTCACCGGAGGCGATCCGAGCCAGATTCAAGATCGAACAGTGATCGTTCCCGAAGGGCTCGTCTATGAATACCTGGGTGTCAAGCGGGGGCCAAACGCGGCGGTCAACATTGGCACGTTGAACGCGCTCGGACGCAAGTGGGCAGATGTCCGAGATCTAGAGCGGATGCTGAGGCTGTTCGCCGAACGTAATGAACTGCCCTTACTCGGCTCGATCGCCGACCAACTGATAGAAGCCACTGGCTTAGAGAAGGAGACCTGAAATGGCTATCACCAGCGCGGGCATGTATGGCCTGACCCTGGAGAAAATGCTGATCGACACTGCCGGTCAGTCGATGGAGGCGGAAACCCATAAGGAGCTGCTCGTCCAAGACGCGCACACTCCGGCGTTCGACACCCACGATTTTCGTGATGATGTCACCAACGAGGTCTCGGGTACCGGCTACACGACTGGTGGGGTGACGGTGACCGCCACCGAAATCACCCTGGCGTCTGGCGTGCTCACCTTCGACATGGCAGACACGGTGTATACGACGGTGACGATCGTCGACGCGATGGCCGGGATCTTCTACTTCAATGTGGGCACCGCCGCCACCGACCAACTGATCCTGTTGCAGGACTTCGTCACCGCGGCTTCGGCGACGGCGGCGAACTTCACTATCCAACACGCGGCTGGTGGGGTCCTGACGATCGATTACGTGCCTTGATGGATGATCGAGGTTTCACCTTCGGCATCTGTTTTGATGCTCTAGGCGCTTGAGGAGTGGAGGATGAAAGTCCTCTACCAGTGGGCAACGGTTTCGCCGTCTGACTGGTCCGAGGTCGACTCAGCGGATTGGGCGTCCTTGCCTGTTCGTGGGCTGCCCGTGTTAGAGGTCGGGGCTAATTCGACGCCGGGGTGGGTCAACGCTATCAATGTCCAAGGGGTGAATTTCGAGGCCGATCACTACGCTGTGGAGGACATCCCTGACGGCTGCAAGGTGACGGTTTGGAACGACGATCTGACCGACCGCCCAGCGACCGAGTTCTATGCCGCTGAATGGACGTTCCTCACCTTGGCTCCCGACGAGACGGTTGGCGGGCTGTACAACACCAGGCAGAGCCAGGTGGTCTACGTCGGGTCGGGGCTGTCGATCGAATCTTCACCTGACAGGGTGGTGAAACCTTGGGCCGAGTTCATCCTGCCCGATTCGTCGCTGGTCCGTCACGGTATCTGGATGTCCGATACCGACTTCGCTCTCACCGTCGAATCGAGGACTCCGAAGGGGTGGAGAGAGTGGACCGAAGGGGTGCCCGAAGGGAACGTTGTTGACGGTCGGGTGATCGGCTGATGGCTCAGACCTTCTACCACCGCAGTACCAGTAATCCGGTAGGCCATACAAGCGCTACACATCGGGTGGAGCACTCTCTCACCCAAGGATCGTCGGCAACCACTCTGGTTTCAGCCACCCACGCTGACGGGGCTGATAGCCAGTTCGTGTGCTTTACCAACACCGGCTCCATCGGGAGTGCAGATTGGGCGTCCGGTAACTACCAGTGCATTATCGACTGTACCGCAGCCGGTGCCGACATGACATACGGGTTGCTCACCCTTGGAGCGTCGCCGGGTCACTTCGGTAGAAAGAGTTCCGGCGGTGTCGACCAGGAGACACGGGAACAGACCGAAGGTGCCTTCTCAGGCACCGGGCTGAAAACAGCTACCACCGGCACTTGGGACCCTTCGGCTGGTTCAACAACTGAGGATTTTGAGTGTGTAATCGCGGCAAAACGTGCCACCACCGGAGGGCACGGCAACCAATCTGTCACCATTGAAGTTGACGACCCGGGGGCTAGTCCGGGCAGGTCGATATGGGATGGAGAGGCTGCTGGCACTATAGTCACACCGGCCACCGTCACGGTCACCGTCAGTCTCCCCGGGCCAACAGTCAGTGGCGCGGCGTCGGTCAGTCCGACAGCGGTAACCACAACAGCGGCACTCCCCCAGGCTTCGCTCATAGTCCCAGCGACCGTGGCTCCGGCAACCATCGCGGTCACCGTTGCGATAGCGCAACCTGTGATAGTGGTAGCCCCAACCGTCACCCCGGCCACCGTTGTTACGACCGCCGGGTTGCCTACAGCCTCTGTCAGTGCTGCTGCCACCGTCACCCCGGCAGACATTGCCACGGTAACCACCCTCCCCACTCCGACTATCGACACGGGTGGTGGCCCAACCACCGTCACTCCGGCCACCTTGGCAGTCGTCGCAGCTCTTCCACAACCGGCGGTCCAGGCGGGCGCTCAACTCGTTCCAGGAGCCGTTGCCGCGGTTGTCACATTGCCGACACCGACAGTCGCTGCAGGGGCCACCGTCAGCCCCGCCGTCATCCAAGCCACAACGACCCTGCCGCAACCCGGGATCCAAGCGGCAGCGTTGGTGGCACCGGCCACGCTGGGAGTCATAACCGCGATACCGATCCCGGTCGTGTTGGTCGGTCCCACCGTCTCTCCTGCCACAGTCGTTGTTTCCGCTGACCTCCCAACTCCGACCATCGATGTGTCGGGTGGAGCGGTCACCGTCACCCCGGCGGTTGTTGCACTCCTCGTTGGCTTACCCACTCCTACGGTTTCAGTTCCAGGATCCGCTAGCCCAGCAACGGTCGTCGCTGTTGCCGCCCTACCGAGCCCCTCGATCACCATTGCGTCGACCGTCACACCAGAAACACTCGCCTTAGCGATAATTCTGGCGGCACCAGCCATCCAGGCAGGAGCCAACGTGGGTCCGGCTCTGCTGGCCGCCATCGTTGCTTTGGCTACCCCGACACCGTTCGTTCCGGCTGCCATCTTCTGGTCTGTTGACCCGGTTGGCTACACCCCGGCCCCGGTCCCATACACGCCCGCCGCGCCCGGCGAACCACCACCCTGGTAGGAGGAACCTTGGCCCTTTGCACCCAGCTCGACGTCGAACAGAAACTCCAGTGGGATGTCACCGCCGAACCGGACACCACCATCACCGCGCTGATCGCCGACGCTCAGGCGCTTATCGAATCCCATGTGGGACGGCCGCTCGAGGATGGTCCCCGCTCTGAAATCTTCGACGGCAACCGGGTCGCTTTGTTCCTCAAGTTCTGGCCGGTCACCGCTATCACCACTGTCACTGAAGATGCGACAGTCCTTACCTCGGCTGATTACAAGTTCTATGCGAACGGGAAGCTGATCCGTACTAACACTACCGGCTATCAGATCGTGTGGAAAGCTTACAAACCCCAGTCGATTGAAATCGAATACGACGGCGGCTACCTGGCTGGCCACGACGACATGCACGACCTAGCGCTTGAACATCTCGGGTCGATCTGCGCCGAGGTGGTGGCCCGAGCATTCCGCAAAGGGGCAGCCTCCGCGGCGATCCCGGCCGGATCCGCTGGAGCCGTCCAATCGGTGAGCCTGTCCGGGTCGGATACGGTCACCTACGCCACCGGCTCTGGGGAGTCTTTCGCTGGTGGAGGGCTGACCGCGTTTGTCTACCTGGAAGAGCATGAGAAAGCTCAGCTTGGCCGTTACCGGGGTATCCCGTTGGGCTTCGCATGAGTGTGGCTTCTGACTTCGCCGCAACCCTGGCCCGCACCGAATGGGCGCTCCGGTTCGTCGACACCTGCATCGTGTCCCGGGTCACCGGGTCGAGCTTCAACGAGACCACCGGCCAGACCGAACCGACCACCGCGCAGGTGTACTCGGGAGGATGCCTGGTGAGGCCCGCCAGTGCCTCAGAGACAGACTTCGGGGAGGCACGAAGACAGGAGGTCGACTATGACCTGTATCTGCCGTTCGACGCCGCCGAGCTCGCGGCGGGTCAAACGGTGACCGTCACCTCCACCCTCGACCCCGATGTCCCGGTGCTCACCGTCCTCCGCGGGTTCTCCGATTCGTATCTGACCAGGCAGCACTACGAAACCAAGGTGGTGACATGATCGACGTATCCCAGGTGACCCGGTTTGCCGCTCGCCTCAACCTGCCTGTCATTGAAGAACCCTGGATCGATGAGTGGTCGCGCAAGGTGGCTGACGATATGCGCTCCCTCGCCCCGGTCGACACCGGAGCACTACGGGATTCGATCGACGAGACCAGTAACGGGGTCGAAGTGGGCGTGGACTACGGCGTGTACGTCGAATACGGCACCGCCCACAACGCTCCGCAGCCGTTCACTGTCCCTGCCATCAATCGGAACATCAAATCCGCCGCGGCCGACGCCGGTCGGCTGGTGGTCCGTCAACTGACATGACGTACACGATTTGGGAGACCCGGCCGTTGGCCGCAGCGGTAACCACCCAACTCGAGACCACCGGCAAGACGGTCGGCCAGGCGATTTCACCGGGGGGGAACCCTCCCTACATGGTGCTCTACCCGCAGTCTGACGCGGGGACTGAAGGGTCGCTGTCCGACCCCCACCAGATCGTCACACAGACGTTCTCGGTTAATGCCGTCGGGGATTCGATGGAGGAAGCCGGTTGGATGCAGGAGAAAGCCCGCGGGGTGCTCGTCGGGTGGACGCCGGGGATCACAGGAGCCACCCCGATCCAACTCGACTTTGGCTCCGGGGTGTTCCGCGACCCTGACGGGCCGGTCTTCTACACCACCGACCGATACCGGGTCTTCATCGGCTCCTGATACCACGGAACGTTCATTCACCTGACCAGAAAGGATCCCCATGCCTGTCGAATGGGTCATTGTCGTCCTGCCTGACACCGACGCTCCACCCGCCCGTGTCAACAAGGAGCACTACGAGCAGCACCTGAAAGCCAAAGGGTTCGTGTTGGAGACGACCGCCCAACGGAAGAAAACCAAGAAAGAAGAGGAGCAGTAGATGGCGAAGTACGCGACCCCAGGCAAATCCGAGGTGGTCTGGGTGACAACCATGGCGAACTATCTGACACCGACCGCGGCGGAGCTCAACGCAGGCACCGACCTGACGAGCTACGTAAGGGCGATGCCGGGGCTGCCAAGGGGCCTCAACCTTGTCGATGTGGCCACCCTCGACTCGAAGTATGAGAAACGTCAGGTGGGAACCCGCGGCGGCGATGAGCTGTCTGTGGAGTTTCTCCGCGACGACGTCACCGACACCGCCTACACGACCCTGACCGAGGACACCGCCGGGTTCCTGGTGGTCGCCCGTAAGGGTCTCGCCACCCCGGGCACCTTTGCCACTGGTGACAAGGTCGACGTCTACCCGGCGACGGTCGGCTCGGTTGAGGATGGTGTTCCTGGTCGTAACGACCCGGACTTCTCGACGGCGCGGCTGGTCGCCACTCAAGACCCGAACCGCAACTACTCGCTCGCCGCATAGTGAAGGTCGGCGACCTGCTCGACCGGTACAAGCCGGCCGAGAAGACGATCCGTCTCCTGTTGGACGGGTCAATCACAGCGCGGGTAGACGACGCCAAACTACGGTTGAAGCAGGCCCGTCGCACCGAAGGTGTGGACGGGCTTTCTTCGCGTGCACCACAGATCGAAGCCGAGCTCCGGGATCTCGCCACCGAAGCCGACGACCAGTCGGTGGTCATCAAACTGCGTGCCATCCCCGGCGAACGGTTCGACGCCCTCAAACTGGCCCACCCGCCAACCGAAGCCGACTTCAAACGGTTCCGTGAAGCCCAACAGGCACGCCCTTACCTGAATCTCTCGGCACCGGATGTCAACCCGGACTCGTTCGCCCCGGTGCTCATCGGCCTGTCGATCGTCGAAGTCGACGGGGAAGAGGTCGACTGGGACGAGAAGGACGGCCAAGAGTTGTGGGCTTCGTTGCATGACGGCGCCCGCGCCGACCTGTCCGAGGCTGCGTGGGAGGTGAACGGCCAGCCGTCGTCCCGCCCTTTATACGAGACCGCTACCGGTATGACCTCGAATTCCGGCAGCGGGTCGACTACGCCTGCGGACACGGAATCCCCGCGTCTGTCTTTGGCGGAAGGGTCGTAGCAGAAGGCGAGCCCCACTGGCTGCCCGAAGACCGCGACGTGGTCGCCGTCTGGCAGTCCGAACAGCACGACCGCTGTCCTGACTGTGGGACGTTCGGCTGGGAGTGGGAGGAAGCCGACGAGCCGTGGCACCCCGATCACTACACCTGTCGGGGATGTAAGGGCCTGACCCAACACCGGAAACAGGTGGAGAACGCCGTCCAGGACGGCACCAAATACGCGTTGTTTAGGAGGGAACGTGGCGACTGAACGTCTCCGGGTCATCCTCGAAATGATGGCCGGCCAGTACAAGCGTGAAGCCCGCGAGGCTGCTACCGCCACCGGGCGGATTTCATCCCAGATGGGAGGAGTCAGCAAGGCCGGTGACGCGGCGCGTAGAAGTCTCACCCAGGCGGGGAAAGCCATTGTTGGTGTGTTCGCCGCCCGCGCGCTGATCCAAGGAGTCGGCCAGGCGATCGACCGGGCCGAAACACTCAACTCAGCGTATGCGATCACCGCACAGGTCATCAGACAGACCGGTGGCGCGGCCAATCTGGCAGCCGACGACATCAAGAAACTGTCGCGGGAACAGTCGCTACTCACCGGTGTCGACAAGGCCCTCATCGTCGAAAGCAACAACATCCTGTTGACCTTCAAGAACATCCGAGAGGAGGTCGGGGAAGGCAACAACATCTTTAGCCGGGCGTCGACACTCATGTTGGATGTGGCGGCGACGATGGGCACGAATGCGACGTCGGCGGCATTGCAACTCGGCAAAGCGCTTAACGACCCGATCGTCGGTATGACCGCCCTGCAACGTGCCGGGCTCACCTTCTCCGCACAACAGAAAGCTCAGATCCGACAACTGGTCGACAACAACGATCTGCTGTCGGCGCAGAAACTGATCCTCACCGAGCTCGAATCACAGCTTGGCGGCACGGCGGCAGCATCAGCCGACGCCACCGACAAGATCGCCAACCAGTTCAAGGAGCTGCAAGAAGGTTTCGGCAACTTGGTTCTGCCTTTGGTGGAACAGCTCAACGTCGAGTTGTTGAAACTGTCCGGCGACACTCTCAGTGCGCTCGCTGCGCAGACCGGCCAAGCCCGCGACTCGGCAGTCTTGCTAGCCGGGGCGCTCAACCAACTGGCCGGAGAGTTCGACG